CCACATAATCGTCCACGATTTCTTCCAGTGCGTTCAGCTTGCCCTTGCTGACCAGTTCCGGCTTTTCCTCGCCGTCTGCCACTAAAAATCCGCCAGTGAATTGCTGAAGGCGAAGCAGCTTTGTCAGCACGGTCGTTGCGCTGATCTGCCCGCCGCTTTCCAGTTCTGCGAAACTCTCACGCTTGATGCGGTCGTAGATGTTTTTTTCCTTTGCCGACATCGTTATGTATCTCTGCAGGAATGTCTGCTCCGGCAGGTCGAGTGCTTCGTCCTTGGTCACTCGGTATGCGATGGAGTGCTCTTTCTGGATTAACTGGTCGAGGTCTTTGTATCCCACGATCTGGTGTCTGTTAAATCCGCCCATGATGGCATATCTGTTTCGGAACTGATAGAAGTTCGTTCCGAAGATTGTCGGGTCAAGGAAGCGGTACTGGCTATACAGGTCGATTGCATTATTCTGTACCGGAGTTCCGGACAGGATAAGTTTGTACTTTGCCTGGTCGCCCAGTTTGTGCATTGCCTTGGACTGCTCTGCATCGTGGCTCTTGATTCTCTGGCTCTCATCGCAGATGATCATGTCTGCGTTCCATTCATACAGTGCGTCAAAGATGCCTTCTCTCCATGTGGATTCATAATTGATAACGGCTACCTTTAATGCCTTGAATGGGAAGTTGTCGAGATCGTTTAACAGCTTCAGCCTGCGGTTCTTGTCTCCGAGCAGTACCTTGATGTTTGTCTTGAAGTCTGCAAATTCTGCGAAGTCCTTGGGCCATACGGAGCAGACGGAGGTTGGTGCTACCACCAGTACCTTTTCCACCTTACCCATCTGGTAAGCCGTGCCTGCTATCATGATTGCTGTTAGCGTCTTTCCGCATCCCATTTCAAAGAGCAGACCGAAGCCTTTATGCGTTTCTGCCATTGGTTTTTACCTCCTTCCTGTGATTTTCTTTTGCTTTCCGGTGCTCCAAGTTTCGCACCATCCTGTTCCAACCTGTTTCCTGCTGCTTGGTTGCTGCGGGGTTGCGACAGGATATGTAATCTTTGTTATTGCTGCTCATCTGTATCCTCCTCGCTTAGTATCATGGCGATGCCTTCCATCACGAACATTGCACACGGAAGTGCTATGCCGTTGCCCCACATCTTGTATTTGGCTGAGTCGCTCTCCGGGTCTTTCAGCCACTTGCGGATCTGGTTGTCTGTCTTTTCCTTTTTGCTCTCGCCCATGGCTTCCATCTGTGTTCGGAACACCTCTCGCCAGTGATCGATATCTTCCTGCGTTGGTTCTGGTATCCCCAGTTCCTCTGCCCAGTTATCCGGGAAGCCTTGCAGTCTGCAACACTCCAACGGTGTGAGCCTGCGGATGATGTACTCCCAGAGAATGAGGTCGGTGCTATCCTTATAATCCCTGCGCTTCAGACAGGAGGCTTTCTCCGATTCCTCGTATTCCCCGATTGCCTGTTGTGCGAAGCAGGCTACTCCGTGTCTGTCTGCGGCCGTGAGCTTGTTCGCAGGTGCTCCCGGTTCTCCGATGCCGAGTCCATTGGCAGAGCCGTCATTGTTTCTGGTATCTCCGCCGCCCTTGTATCGGGT